ACACACAGAGAGACAAGCTCGCTTCACTTGCCGAAAGTGTTGAGTTTGAAAGTGAAGAAGAATATCGTGAAAAACTGGAGACTTTGAAGGAATCATATTTTCCTTCAAGAGTAGTCGCTCCATCTGCTAAGACTGAAACACTGTCTGAAGGTGTAGATGTTGCTCCCGAAACTTATTCGGATTCAATGGCTGCATATCTCAGAACTCTTTCAGCATTCGGCAAATAATTGAATTTAATATAATTCAAACACAAAAACGCACTTTAGTTAAAAGGTAAAAAGCAAATGTTTCATTCCGAACATCTGCAGGAAAAGTGGGCACCTCTCTTAGACTATCAGGGTCTTGATCCAATCAAAGATTCTCATCGTAGAGCTGTAACCGCTGTCCTGCTCGAAAACCAAGAAAAATTCCTCAGAGAAGAGTCGGCATTTAATTCAGGTGGCATCGGCAACCTGATGGAAGCCCCAACTAACGCTACTGGTTCAACTGGTGCTCCTTATGGTGCTGGTTTTGGTGGTAGCGCAGCTGCTGGTGGTCCTACCGCTGGTTTCGACCCAGTTCTGATTTCACTCATTCGTCGTTCAATGCCTAACCTGGTCGCTTATGACCTCGCTGGCGTTCAACCAATGAGTGGTCCTACTGGACTCATCTTTGCAATGCGTTCGCGTTATGTCAGCCAAGGCGGCAGCGAAGCATTCTATGATGAAGTAGATACCGGATTCTCTGGCAACAACTCAGCATTTGATACCTCTAATGGTTTCACTGATGTTGCTGCTGGTATGGGTACTACCGCACAGAGTGGTACTAACCCTTCAGTTCTGAACCCAGTTTCAACTGCAACCTCAACCGCATACAATGTTGGTCAGGGTATGCGTACTGATGACGCAGAAGCTCTTGGCGACGGCGTAAATGGCGATCAATTCAACCAGATGGCTTTCTCGATCGAGAAGGTCACTGTTACTGCTAAGAGCCGTGCTCTGAAAGCAGAATACAGCCTTGAGCTTGCTCAGGACCTGAAGGCAATCCACGGTCTGAATGCTGAAGCGGAATTAGCAAACATTCTCTCAACTGAGATTCTTGCTGAAATCAACCGCGAAGTTATCAGAACCATCTACAAGGTTGCTGAACAGGGTGCTGTACAAAACGTTGCAACCCCAGGTATCTTCGACCTCGACGTTGACTCTAACGGTCGTTGGTCAGTTGAGAAGTTCAAGGGTCTTCTGTTCCAAATCGAGAGAGACGCTAACGCTATCGCTCAGAGAACTCGTCGCGGAAAGGGCAACATCATCATGTGCTCTGCTGACGTTGCTTCAGCACTGACCATGGCTGGTGTTCTCGACTACACCCCTGCACTTAACGCCAATCTGTCTGTTGATGATACTGGCAACACCTTTGCTGGTACTCTTATGGGCAAGTTCCGCGTCTACATTGACCCATATTCGGCAAACTTAACTGCTGGCAATACAGCTCCTGCTAACCAGTATTACGTTGTCGGTTATAAGGGTTCTTCGCCTTATGACGCTGGACTCTTCTATTGCCCTTATGTTCCTCTCCAAATGGTACGTGCCGTTGGTGAGAACAGCTTCCAGCCCAAGATTGGCTTCAAGACTCGTTATGGTCTTGTTGCTAACCCATTTGCTGAAGGCAAAACTCAAGGTCTTGGCGCTCTTACTATTAACGCTAACCGTTACTACAGAAGAGTTGCTGTTAAGAACCTTATGTGATTTATTTCACATAAATTTCAAGAGACCCGAAAGGGTCTCTTTTTTTATCTAAATACCTAAAAAGGTACAATGACTAAAGGACAGATTGATAATAGAAATTTTTTATCCCCAACAGGATTTAAATTTACTTTATCTAGAGAACCTAAAGTAGCATTTTTTTGCAATCAAGCAAATATACCAGAACTGACTCTTGGCGTTGCAATACAACCATCTTATACAAAAATGCTTCCAACTCCAGGAGACATTATAGATTTTGGTGATTTAAATTTACGATTTCTTGTTGATGAAAATCTTGAAAACTATATGTGTATTCAAAATTGGATTAGGGGTCTTGGATTTCCTGAAAGAATAAGTCAATTTGCAGAACTAGAGCAAAAAGGAATTGCTCAAGGAAATTATTCTCAAGATAGACAAAACATATATTCTGATGGAACACTCCAGGTATTAACTAGTTCTTCTCTTCCAAATTTTCAAGTAGTTTTTAGAGACTTATTTCCATATACTCTTTCAACATTATCATTTGATGCTACAGCAACAGACATTCAATACTTTACAGCAGATGTAAGTTTCAAGTATACTATTTACGATATAGTAGATCTTGGCGGCAAACCTTTATGAGTTTAGATCTTGATACAATTCAAGCAATGTGGGAAAAGGATTCAAAAATTGATATCGATAATCTTCACACAGAATCTTTAAATATTCCAGTATTACATTCAAAATATTTTGAGTTATATAACACTATTCTTTTGCTCAGAAAAAAAGCAGAGCAACAAAGAAAAAATATTCGCCACGAAAGGTATGAATATTTTACGGGGAAAGCAGATCCAGAAGTTTATTTGGAAAACCCATTCCCCAAAAAAATTAGAGATAAAGAAACTTTGCAAGGATATTTGGATTCCGATGACAAATTATCTCAAGCGTCTTTAAAAATAGATTATTACGATACTATGCTTGCATATATTGATAGCATTTTAAAAATGATAGCAAATAGAACATATCAAATTAAAAACTCAATTGAATTTATGCGATTTCAGTCTGGATTAGGGTAAATAAATACTCATAGCATTATTAATGTTATGAGTGATGTAATTATCGAAAAAAAGAATGAGATTTATATTAAATTGCATTGCGAATCTCATATCTTATATGAACTTCAACCATATTTTACTTTTGAAGTAGAATCTGCAAAATTTATGTCTCAGTATAGAAGCAGACACTGGGACGGAAAGATTCGACTATTGAGTACACATACCGGAGAAATTTATGCCGGATTACTTGATAAAGTAATCGATAAATTATCTCTTCATAACTATACTTATGAATTTAAAGAAAATAAGTTCTATGGATTGCCTTTTGAAGTAAATGAAGGTATTTCATACGAAGGTGTTAAAGATTATATGTCATCTATTTGTTCTCATTCTCCACGGGTGTATCAAGTAGAGGGAGTATATGATGCTTTAAGGCATAATAGAAAACTGTTGATAAGCCCCACTGCATCTGGCAAATCGTTGATGATTTATTCTCTTGTAAGATATTATGTGGATAAAGGACAAAAAATTCTTTTAGTTGTTCCAACGACATCTCTTGTAGAGCAAATGTACAAGGATTTCCAAGATTATGGTTGGGATGCTGATTCATACTGTCACAGAATTTATTCTGGTAGAGAAAAAACAAATGAATATCCAGTCACAATAACTACCTGGCAGTCTATTTATAAATTGGAACGTTCATTCTTTGAAGATTATGGTGTAGTCATAGGAGATGAAGCTCATCTATTTAAAAGCAAATCTCTTGTCGATATTATGACTAAACTTCATCATGCAAAATATCGCTTTGGGTTTACAGGAACTTTAGATGGAACTCAAACACACAAGTGGGTTCTTGAAGGACTTTTTGGACCATCATATAAAGTTACAAGAACATATGAGTTAATGCAACAAGGACATATTTCTCAATTAGATATTCGTTGTTTAGTTTTGAAACATTCTCCACAAAAATTTCAAGTTTATGAAGATGAAATTCAATATCTTATTCAACATGAACAAAGAAATAAATTCATTACAAACCTTTCTTTAGATTTAAAAGGTAATACTTTAGTTCTTTATTCAAGAGTAGAAACTCATGGAGCAATACTCTATGAAAAGATAAATAATACTAAGCGAGATGATCGTAAAGTATTTTTTATTCATGGTGGAGTGGATACTGAAGAAAGAGAATTGGTTAGAGAAATTACAGAAAGAGAAAACAATGCAATTATTGTTGCCTCATACGGAACATTTAGCACTGGTATTAATATTAAAAACTTACATAATGTGATCTTTGCATCACCAAGTAAATCAAGAATCAGAAATCTTCAAAGTATTGGAAGAGTTTTAAGAAAAGGAAAAAATAAAACAAAGGCAGTTCTTTACGATATTGCTGATGATTGCACTTATAATTCTAAAAAAAACTACACTCTAAACCATTTAATTGAAAGAATTAAAATTTATAATGAAGAAAATTTTAATTACGAAATTATCACTATACAACTAAAGAAAAAATGATTGAAGATGATTTTTACGCAACACTTAAACTAAAAACAGGCGAAGAAATATTCGCAAAAGTAGCAGCTTCAGAAGAAGAAGATAGAACTATATTGATTATATCTAATCCAATTATTGTTGCAGAAATAAAAAGCAGAACAGGAACAATTGGATACAAGATAGAACCTTGGCTAAAGACTACTAAGGAAGATATGTTCATTATTAATCTTGATGATGTACTTACTCTTTCCGAATCATCAGATATTGAAATGATTATGATGTATCAAACTTATGTACGTCAATCTTCTAAAGATAGTACAAATCAATCTAAAATTAATCGTAGAATGGGATATATTTCTAACGTTAATGATGCTAAAGAGATTCTAGAAAAACTTTATAAAAATAGCTAGAACCAATCTTTCAAACCAGACAAAGGTTATTATACAGAGTTTGAAGTACCTTGTCAATCATTTTAGTTTGTGTTATTATACCTACATAATAATGATAAAAACTTATGATAACGACAGCAGTTATGACCAAGAGAAAAAGGTCAGAACATTATGTAAATAATAAAGAGTTTCTTGCCGCTCTTATTAAGTATCGTGAAGATAAAGAAATTGCCGAAATTCAGGGAAAACCAAAACCTCCTATTCCAAGATATCTTGGAGAGTGTTTTTTGAAGATTGCTAATCACCTATCATTCAAACCAAACTTCGTGAACTATATGTTTAAAGAAGATATGATTAGCGATGGGATTGAAAATTGTGTACAATATATCCATAACTTCAACCCAGAGAAGTCACAGAACCCTTTCGCGTACTTCACACAAATCATTCACTACGCATTTATTCGTCGTATTAATAAAGAAAAGAAGCAACTTGAGATTAAAAATAAAATTTTGGAAAGGTCTGGATACTCTGAAGTTTTTGAAGATAATTCCATTGACGGCAGTAATTATTCTGATTACAATAGCATTAAAGACAATATTCACTCTAAACTTCGTTATTGAATGAAAGTAGCTCTAATCAACGATACCCATTATGGGGCAAGGAAAGGTTCAAAACTTTTTCATGATTATTTTGAACTTTTCTATAAGAATGTGTTTTTCCCTACGCTAGAACAGTACGGGATTAATACAGTTATTCATATGGGAGATGCTTTTGATAGTCGTAAATCTATTGACTATCAAAGTTTAGAATGGGCAAAAAGAGTTGTATTTGAACCTTTAAAGAACTATCGTGTTCATATGGTTGTAGGAAATCATGATAGTTATTATAAAAATACAAACAATACAAATTCTCCCCAACTTTTATTAAAGGATTATCCAAATATTCAAACCTATTCTTCTCCTACAGAAATTAAAGTCGGAAATCTTGATATTCTTCTTCTTCCATGGATTTGTATGGAAAATGAAGAAAAATCATTAAAAATGATTAAAAAAACCAAAGCAAAAGTTGCAATGGGACACCTTGAACTTCATGGTTTCCGCATAAACCGTCAAATTATTATGGAACATGGACTGGAAGCGAATCTTTTTTCAAACTTCAAAAAGGTATTTTCTGGTCATTACCACACTCGTTCTGACAATGGAACTGTATTCTATACGGGAAATCCTTATGAGATTTATTGGACAGATGTAAATGATACTCGTGGATTTACTGTTTTTGATACAGAAACTCTAGAGCATACTTATATTAATAATCCTTATAAAATGTTTCATAACATTTATTATGAGGATACTGATTATCAAACATTTGATATCAGTGAATATGAGAATAAGATTGTAAAAGTTATTGTCCGTAAGAAGTCAGATACTAAAGAGTTTGAAAAATTTATTGATAAACTTTATGCGTCTAATATTGCAGAACTTAGTATTGTTGAAAACTTTGATGTTCAAGAATCTGTAGAATTTGAAACATTTGAAAGCGAAGATACTATTTCTATCCTGAATAGATATATTCGGGAGGCAGAAATCAGTCTTGATAAATCAGTCATTCAAAAAATAATGCAAGAAATCTATCAAGAGGCGTGTGAATTGGTTTAATGTTTATTCTAACAATTAATGGTAGAGAAACCGAAGGAGCATATTCAGTAATTGATGATGAAGGAGAACATATTCTATATCTCTTTGAGGAGGAAGATGATGCCGTTCGATATGCTATGATGTTAGAAGAAGATGGATATCCCGAAATGCATGTGATTGAAATTGAAGATGAAGTAATGATAAAAACCTGCGAAATGCACGGATATCAGTACACTCTTATTACCCCTGATGATATTGTAATTCCTCCAAGTAATTCTGGTCATGATTTTATTTAAAACTATACGTTGGAAAAATTTTCTTTCTACTGGCAATCAATATACTGAAGTTGATTTCACGAAAAACAAAACCAATCTGATTATTGGTACAAATGGAGCAGGTAAGAGTACAGTTCTTGATGCTCTGACTTTTTCTTTATTTGGAAAACCATTTCGTAAAATTAACAAACCACAACTCATCAATTCTGTAAATGAAAAGGATTGTAGGGTTGAGGTTGAGTTTACTATTGGTAATATTGAATGGAAAGTTGTAAGAGGAATTAAACCTTCTCTGTTTGAGGTGTGGAGAAATGGTTCTGTTCTGGATCAATCTGCAGCTGCACTGGACCAGCAGAAGTGGTTGGAACAGAATGTTCTAAAGATGAACTATAAGTCCTTTACCCAAATTGTTATCTTGGGTTCAAGTACTTTTGTTCCTTTTATGCAACTTTCTGCAGCACATCGTCGGGAAGTGATTGAGGATTTGCTTGATATCAAAATTTTCTCTTCCATGAATATTGTTATTAAAGAGAAAATCCGACAAGCAAAAGAAGAAATTAAAGTTCTGGATCTTAAGAAACAATCTCTTACTGAAAAACTTAAGATGCAAGAAGAGTTTATTGAGGAACTAGAGAATAGAGGAAAAGATAATATCAATAACAATAATCGGAAAATTTCTGATTTGGATAAAGAAATTGAACAATATATGAACGAAAATTCTTCTATGGAAGAACCACTTCGGGTGTATATTGGAGAGCAAGATAAGTTGGTTGGATATGCTGATAAACTCCGTAAGTTAGGAAATTTGAAAGGTAAAATCTCTCAAAAGGTATCTACGATTACTAAAGAGCATAAATTCTTTACAGAAAATACGGTTTGTCCTACCTGTACGCAAGAGATTGAAGACGACTTCAGAATAAATAAGATTAAGGACGCTCAAAATAAAGCAAAGGAGTTGCAATCTGGTTATAAAGAACTAGAGGAGGCAATTAAAGAGGAAGAGGAGCGAGAGCGTCAATTCACCGCTCTATCGAAGGAGATTTCTAAATTAACGAATGGCATTTCTCAAAACAATATTAAGATTAACGGATTACAAAGACAAATCCGAAATCTTGAACATGAAATTCAAACTGTTACCGAACAACTTGAAAACCGAAATTCTGAACATGAGAAGTTAGAA